ATATGGTTAAGATTGATCGAAAGGTCAGAGAAGTAATTAGCCAGATCAAACTTGCAGAGGCAGAAAAAGCTGATGCACAGAACAAGATAGAGGCTTCGCAACCACAAGTTTCTGTAGCTACTTAATAAAAAGCTACATCGTTGAATAAATCTCATTCACATCACAGGCTCTCTTGCGCTCTAATCAAAACTAGTATATAAAAAACTTACTATACAAATTAATTAGAATACAGACGCGTATAGTCGACGGCCTAGAGACTGTATTCGGAAAACTAGGAGGATATAATTATGGCAAGAACAAACTTTTCGGGACCAATTAACGTTGGCCGAATACAAAATACTACAGGGACAAGCGTCTCAGAAAACGTGAGAAACGTTGCATTCGTAGAGTGTCACGCTTCTTTTCCTGTAAACCACAGTAATTTTACTGTAACGACTGATGCTGATAGATTAGCTGTGACTGGTTCTAACGGAGCTAGTACGACTTCTGTTACATTAGTGGATGCTACTCTAAACGTACCTGGAATAACTTCTGATGGTGGTTTCGAAGCTGCATCTGTAATCACTTTAACATCCGCTGGTGATGATTCTGCAAGAACTGCAACAATCACTGGGACAGACGTTTTAGATAATGCACAGACAGAAGACGTAACAATGGCAAACGCTGGTGTTGCAACTTCAACTAAAACTTTTAAAACTGTGACTGCTATCGCAATCGATGGTTCAGGAACTGCAGGAACTTTATCAGTTGGTGTAATCGAAACTGGATTAATTTCAGTTGTGTGTAGATCGTTATTTAACGAGTACCCACTTGGTCAGTCTTCAACAACATCTGGCAAAAACTTAGCGAACAATATTGTAATTCCTAAATTTTCTAGAATTAATGATATCAGATTTGTAGTTAACGAGGCTTTTGATACAGCTGGTTTTGACATGCAAATCGGTGCTAACGTTGCACAAGCATCAGGAGCTACTCTTAACAGTTTAGATCTTGATTACTTTGCAGGTGATTCAGACAACGATGTAAAAGCTATTGCTTCCCATCACATACCAGTTGGTATGGATCAATCACTTGCTCAGATGAAAAATTGTTTGAACGTTTCAGACGATGATGCATCTGGTTATGAGATGGACAAAGCTGTTGTTATTTCTGCTAAAACAGATGATGCTTTAACTGCTGGAGAAGGTGTGTTAAACATTTACTGGACTCAGCAAATAAACAACACTAATTAATTAATTTGATGTGGGGCTTCGGCCCCACATTTAAATTTTAAGGAGAAACAAATGTCAACAGACGTAAAGAGTAAAACATTCTTAAACAGTTTATCTGCTGCAACAGCATCAGTGGCTGCACTACAAACTACAGGTGGAGCTGCTAATTTAACTTTAGCGGCAGCGGCTGGGACAGGTGCGTTTCATGATACAGACCAAGCTTGTAAACTAACTATAACTTCGGCAGCAGATATTTCTGGAGTTACTTTTACAGTGACAGGAACAGATATTGCAGGTAATTCGTTATCAGAAGCAATAACTGGACCAAACGCAACTACAGTAACAGGCAGTAAATTTTTTAATACAGTTACTCAGATAGCTACTAACGGTGCAGTTGGAACAAACACTTCAGTTGGAAACGCTGCAGGAACCACAGGTGGACAAGCTGTTTTAACAGCTGGTAGAACTAGAGTAAGAGGAATGCACATTACAACTGGTGGAACTGTAGGAAATATATCTTACTTTAATACATCACCTGTATCAGGGACGTCTTTATTTTCTTTTCAAGTTGCAACAACTACAAAAGATTATATCGACCCATATATTCCAGACGATGGAGTACTGTTTGATGCAGGAGCTTTCATAGATATTCCGGCAGGAACAGCAGTGAGTGTTACGACATTCTTTGATGGATAGGAGGTTAAATGGCTAACACCACCTCGGGAACAACAACATTTGATAAAACTTTTGCTATTGATGAAATAATAGAAGATGCTTTCGAACGTATTGGATTAAATTCTGTAGCAGGTTATCAACTTAAATCTGCAAGAAGATCTCTTAATATTCTATTTCAAGAATGGGGTAATAGAGGTATTCACTACTGGGAAGTAGGTTCAACAAACCTAGATCTTATAGAAGGTCAAGCAGATTATGATTTTTTTAGATCTAGTGATGATGGAACATCTGCAACAACAATAGACCCAGCAAGTGTTTTTGGAGTATCAGATGTCCTTGAGGCACAATTAAGATCTAATAGAACACAGACAACTCAATCAGATAGTCCTATGACAAAAGTTGATAGATCAACTTATGCAGGATTCTCAAACAAATTATCTAAAGGCACACCTAATCAGTACTGGGTAGAAAGATTTATAGATAAAGTTACAATACATATTTATCCAACACCAGATTCAACAAATGCATCTAAAGATATGCATTTCTTTTTTATAAAAAGAATACAAGATGTAGGAGATTATACGAATGCAACAGATGTACCATTTAGATTTGTGCCTTGTATGGTATCAGGACTCGCATATTATCTCGCACAAAAATACCAACCACAACTCATACAGGCTACAAAACTAGCTTACGAGGATGAGTTTGCAAGAGCACTAGCGGAGGACGGGTCAGCTTCAAGCACACACATTACGCCTAAAGCTTATTACCCAGGAACATAATGGCAAAGTACGCAACAGGTAAATACGCAAGAGCAATATCAGACAGATCTGGTATGGAGTTCCCATACAAAGAAATGGTTAGAGAATGGAATGGTGCTTTCGTGCATGTTTCTGAATTTGAACCAAAGCAACCACAATTAGAACCAAAACCTATGAATGGTGATGCCATATCTTTGAGACATGTAAGACCCGACAGAGTAGAACCTGCTGCTGCAGCGATGCTAGGTAATAATCCTTTTTCTACGATTGCAAGCTCACAAACTGTTACAGTCACAGAACCTAATCATGGAAGATCCACCGGTAACACTGTTAGATTTAGAAATGTTCAAGGTAGTCCTGGAGGAGTGGCTTTTTCAGTATATGAAAATGCATCAGGCTTTAGCATAACAGTTACGACGACAGATAAATACACATTTACACTGGGGGCAACTCCTAGTATAACAGAGGAAAAGGGAGGACCAACTGTGTCTGCAGGACCAGTTACAATATCGCCATGATTAAAAAATTAAAAAATTTTATTTGTAGTTTATTTAAAATAAAACAATGTGAGTGTCCAGAGGACGAACACATAGAATTATATACAAAAATGCCAGAACCAGAAATACCTGTGCATGAGCCGGAAAAAAGAAAATGTGGAACACATAATAGGTATAAAAAAAGTTGTCCTATTTGTAGAGAAATAGCAGGAGTGTTATAATGGCTGGATTAAGTGCATCAGGATTAAAAACACAGATAAGAAGTTACACTGAAACAGACTCAAATGTTTTAACAGATGCTGTTTTAGAAAATATTATTTTAAATGCACAATATAGAATAATGCGAGAGGTTCCTATTGATGCGGATAGGAAACAACAAACAGGATCTCTTGTAACAGGACAAGATCAAGTAAATGCTCCTGCAGGGTGTTTGTTTGTAAGAAGCATACAAATTTATGATTCTACATCAGCTGTGACAGGTGCTAATTCATATTTAGAAAAAAAAGATTATACATACTTACAACAGTATGTTCCGTCTACAGAGTCCTCAAAAAGAGGCAAACCTAAATATTATGCCATGTATGGTGGGGCAACAGGAGAATCTGATACCACATCAGGACGTATAGCTTTAGCTCCAACTCCAGATCAAGCGTATAAATTTAGAATACATTTTAATTTTATGCCTGTTCTGTTAGAAAATAATGATACTAATTACATTAGTCTTAACTTTCCAAACGGGCTTTTATATTGCTGTTTATCGGAAGCCTATGGCTTTTTAAAAGGCCCAATAGACATGTTGACTTTGTATGAAAATAAATATAAACAAGAGGTACAGAAGTTTGCTAACGAGCAAGTTGGTAGAAGACGAAGAGACGATTATACTGATGGCGCCGTTCGTATACCAATAAGATCGGCAAACCCTTAGGAGATTAAATTATGGCTATAACATCTGCAGTATGCACAAGTTTTAAAGTTGAACTTTTAAAAGGAATTCACAATTTTTCAGCGTCAGGCGGTAACACATTTAGAATCGCATTATACACTAGCTCTGCATCATTGGGTGCTAGTACAACAGCATATACGACTTCAAACGAAATTTCTAACACATCAGGATCTGCTTATGTAGCAAAAGGTGCAGAACTTACAAATATTGATCCAGCTGCATCAAGCACAACGGCTGTTTGTGATTTTAATGATGTAAGTTACACAAGTGCATCTTTCACAGCAAACGGTGCATTAATTTTTAATGATTCTGCTTCTGGTGATCCAGCATGTGTTGTTATAGCATTTGGTAGTGATAAAACTGTAACAAGTGGAACTTTTACAATTCAATTTCCTGCAGCAGACGCAAGTAACGCGATAATCAGATTAGCATAGGAGGTCAACCATGTCGGTGACTTCAGGATGGGGCCGGTTAACCTGG